CTCAAATCCATCAGGCAATTTCTTGCGTGATGCATCTACTTGGCGTGGTGGGTTTGTAGCTTCGCCAGAATATGCGCCTTTTAGTTTAGCTTTACCGATCCAGTGACCCTGCTTGTTGTCATCGATTTTATACGGCAAACTTAATGGCTGTTCAGGCCACTTGCGTTTGCTAGTCTCCAACGCCGCCGCATTTTTGTATGACTGCATACAAATAGTGTTCAGCTCTTTGCACTGCTCACCTGTCAGATTGAACGACATTTCGTATGCCGCGCCCTCTGCTGTAGGATCGCATTTTTGTGATTTGTACTCATCCTGATCAAATCTATATGTAGCATTTAGTCTTGGGTATAGCGCTTTCACGCCGCTTATTATGTGTTGCATTTGGCAACTCCTTTTTAGTTGTGCGTAGTACCCCTACGCTGGGATTTCTTATAAGCCGTGGTTCTCATCCAACCAAGGCGGCAAATGCACTGTTTCAAGGTCAGGCCAGCCAGTGTCATATGTGTTTGTGTCTTGCGCCACTTTTATTTTACGCAATGTCTTAAACATCTCATCTTCCGCATACTTATTGTATTTATCAGACATCTCATAGCAAGCTGTTGCGTAGCTGTTTTTCTCAGTAGCAATAAATATAAAGTTTGTAGTCGGTATTTCGCATAGCTTTAATACATACCTGTAAAAACATGCTTGGAGATCATACCTGTAATTTCTAATTGTTTTATTAAATGCGTGGTAAGATGCATCCAAGCACGTTTTCAAATCAAGCACTATGCCTGCCTCTCTTAACAATCCATCTGGCCTACACTTCAGCTCTAGCCCGGTCTCTGGGCATGTCGCTATGAAACTGTATTCAGCCAGCATATCTTTATCGGTCAGCACTTTCCTTGCAATTTTATTTTGCAGGCAACCGTCTACCATTTTCTGACACTGCTCATACTCGCCTGTTGGCAGTAATATCTCATCTTCACCCAAGAAATCTTCTTGTTCTTTCCAAGCCTTGCTGCCACGACGTGGTAAACCAGAATCATGCACTAAGTTTTTCTCTGGCTCTAACACCATTGCGTGGAATGCCGAGCCTAAGATCATGGCAGGCGTCGTGCTAAACGTGGCATTCTTCCAATGATGTAATGTTGATGACGCAACTGCTTTCACAGCGCTTGACGAAATGGCTGGCAATTTGTGATACTCACTATTCGACAGTTCTTCACTTGGTATTATCTGCATTTTATTCTCCTTGTTTACTTATTTAAAACTTCTGCGCCGTAAAGGCAAATCAATGCCGCTTCAGCTCTGCCATCATGCTTTTTAAGCTTAAACTTCTCATAATGGTCAGGCCACCTTTGAATGGCAAGTTGGCGGCTTGTATCTTTGTCAGATGTTAAACCAAAGTGTTTCTTCCACTTATTAGGCGTAACAAAGTGCATTGGCGTCTTGTTAGCTGCCACGCACGCAATTAACGCACCATACCCCATGCCAAACCTAAATGTGGCAACTGAAGATTGATTAGGCCTTGACGCAACTTGCTCAATCACAGCCATACGATCTTTAGCCTCTGGTTCTAACAAATGTAATAACGAATGAATATCAATCTCAACTTTACCTTTGCTATTCAAAATAGTTGGCATATCTATTACATCTAAGTCTTTCGTCTTAGTGCAATAATGTGCAATTGCCCCAGAAAACCCCGGATCTACACCGACAATAATCATTCATCTTCCTCTGGCCTTGCCACTTCTATGCCAGCTTTCGTTGCTTCCATGTATGACGACATTCTCACAAATGCGTTAAAGCTTAACGCAGATTTATGTGCCGCCTTTGCAACAGCTTCATACTGCTGCTCACTAAAATTTATAACTACTCTTTTATCTACCATTTGATTTCTCCTTGGGTCTGATAAAACCAGCAATAAAGCAATACAAATAGATGCACAAGTACATTATGATATAAAAATGATATAAAAAGTGTTTGACTGCTACACAAAAATACTTATAATGGCTGTATAAATGCAAAATATGAGGAAATATAAAATGGTATTAAGAAACTTAAATATGACGCAAAATTTGGGTTATGTATTAACTCCTGCACCTAAAATATCAGAAGATTTTAGATTAGGATTGCTACGCATTGAGGCTGAAAATGCAAAGTATCTTGCTGAAGAGGCTAAGCGAGAGGAAAATTATCTTGCTAAAGAGGAGATAGCATAATGAACATCACAATGATAATCGACGGATTGGCTATGGCATTATTCGCTGTAGCCGCCGTACACTTGCCAGAGATTATAGTTTTTCTGGATCAATATATTAATGTTTGGGGAAGATAATGGCTAGTTTAAAAAAATTAAAAGCTGATTATGAGTTATATGGCCGTATTTATGCTGCTGTTGCTTGTAATGCTGAATTAAAAGACAGCGATAGGGTTAGAGATATTGCTAGAACCTCACGTTCGCTTACTCTAAATAAATTTAATGATCACTTGAATGAGCTTGTAAAACAAGAAAAAATTAAAAGAACCAGAGAAGCATTAGATCAAGTCATGGAGACAATTGCGCCAACAGGAACACCTTTTCTTGCAATCCCAAATCCATTGATGAAAGAACATGCAGATCCAATTGACATTATGATTGAAAACAAGTCTGGCAGCTTAAACATTGATCTGCTTAACAAAGATCACGAGATGAAACAAAAGATAAAACAAAAGCATATGATGGGTATACTTTTGCATAGGCATCCTTGCACTTCTGCGCAAATGGCTGAAAAGCTAGCAATGCACGTTGATGAGGCCAGACCGTTGCTTGAGAAGCTTTTTAAGGGGGGTCAGATCGCCGTTGCGAAAGTTTATGACAAACCATCCCAGAAACGTGCTTCTTACCGTCTATGGGCGGCTAAATCTAATGACTTTAAGCCAGCAGAAGTGGAGCAATTGTTATGACATTCTACACAACACTCATTCTAACCTACGTCATTGGCGGCGTTGAGTTAAGCAATTCCACAATGTACCGCAACGCAATGGAATGCGGCAATGCTATGCCAGCAAAATATGAAGCATACGCTCATTTAGATAGCATGGCTCAGTGCGTTGAGACAAATTATGTCAGCTCTGCATCAATAAATATTAAGCCAATAATTAGGCCAGAAGGATTATCATTATGAAAAATTTAACCAAAGAAAATTTGGAAAGCATATTAAATGATGTGTTTAAAAAGCACATTGTTAAAATACAAAAGCCTGAACGCGAGCGCATCCCGGCGCTTGATGATAGCGGGAAATTTGTGAGGCGTGAATTATGATTAACATGAGGAAAGATACAATCAGCTTAATAAAGAAATGTGCAAATGATGGGTTAAGCCAAAAGGAAACTTGCGACACGATGGGTATACTGCAAGTAACTTTATCTAAAATCAGCAAACGCCATAATATATCATTTGTAAATCATCATACAAAATTAAAGGAGAAACGAGATGCAGACAAAGGAATGCTACCAATATGTCACGAGGCTGATCAAGCTGAACGAAGCAGTGCAAGAAGACATGAAAGGCAAAGAGAAACGGACGAAGGGGTACTATCTTTGGATGTTGGACGAGCAATTGGCGATATTGAACAACCTCGAACACCGCCTTTCCGTTATGCGACGTTCGCCAAAACCAAAGAAGCAATGAGGGATCAGCCCAAAGAAATAAAATATGAGATCATGTATGCGCATTTGCTTCACACGTTTGAGAAAAAGCAGATCAAACTTGGTTTGCGAGATACTCCAAGCAGGACAAATCGCCCTCGGCAAGTTATTACAAATTCGCCATCACATCGCAATTTTGTTAGTGATAGTGATATTAGAAATATTAGACCGTTTAACCAAATCGAATATGATAAGATTTACAAATGCATAAATCGTGGCGGGCGCTACACAACAACTATGATTGCTCAAAGCACCGGGCTTTCTGTTTCGTCGCTAGCATGGACGTTAAACATTATGTATAAAGATAAACTTATTGATCGAGCAAATGTGAGAACAACGCCAATTATTGGCAATGCAGGGCCTAAATCTTGGCGGTATGTGTATTTTGCAAAATAATTAATCGTGTGGGCAAATCATGCCCGAATTGCCCACACTTCTACCTATATTTCATAGAGGTAATCATCAAGCAATATATTTACACTTCAAAGCTTTTTATTACTTGATTTAATAATTCATCTTCATTGTCAAAGTCTTCTGGGAATAAGCGTGTTGTCCATTTTTTTATAATATTATTATCACCCCTAGCCCAGTAAACTTTCTGCATATCAAATGCCACCAAAGCATATATATCTGACCTTTTGCGACCACCTACGACAACTGTAGGCCATTTGTATTTGTTTTCGTTATTTGCAAGTTTGCTGGCTGTTTTGACTTGTAGGGTCAGTAATTTACCGCTTGGCGTTTTGAGGTATGCATCATCTACATCGTGTTGAACTAGAGTGCATGAAATGCCAGCGTAAGCTAATTTTGATAGAGCTAGAAACTCTCCAGCTCTACCAATGTTATTGCTATGATTTGAGCCAGCCATAGATTTTATTGGTTTGATTGGTTCTATCAAGTAAACCATGCGTTCCACCATTCACACGGCGGGTTATTTTGAGGATTGTGTCGTCATTCACACCATCATCTGCAATGTTAAATAACTTGTTTTTATTAAAGAACCACATTGCAGTTTCAAATGCATAATCAGTAGCTACCAAGTCTGGATCAGTTATAATATCTGGTAAACCCATATCGCTTGAAAATTCACGATAGTTGTTCTTGCCAGTTAATTGTAAAAAGCCTCTACCAATATATAATTTACCTTCACCTTCGCCATTACCCATTCTACCTGAATATACCTTATCAGCTAATGCAGATGGGTTACGTGCATATGGTTCTGTGCTTGCTAAATCTGGGAAGCGGGTAGGCCAGACGCGCATCATGCTCTCTGGAGAATAGTTTAAGTTTTCCCTGCAAAGCCTAAATCCACCGCTTTCATGTGATGCTTGCCCCATTAAATGAGCAGCTCTTTCATTGGATAGCTCAAAATGTTTTGCTATAGCTCTTGCTGTGTTCTTTCCAAAATGTCCATCAGCGCCAACGCCGATTTTATCTTGGAGCTTCTTCATTGCTTCACTCATAATACTACTTCTTTTTCTTGGCAGTCTTAGCTGCTTGTTTAAATGCACCTGCTTTTGGCGCACCTTTTGCACCGGGCTTACGCATCTTTTCGCCGCTACCAGATTTAATACGCGCACGTTTCTTAGCTATATTTCCATATAATGACATTATCTATCTCCTATTTTTCAATTTTCTTTAGTTTTTCTATTGATCTCATTCCGCCAAGCCCAAGCATACCCATCATAACAGTCATAAGGCTACCCATATCAAACTCTGGTAGCTCTGGTATGTCAACACCAGCAGCACTTACACCAAACACGATCAATGGCTGTAATACAAAGTGGTAAGCAAATGCTACGCCACATACCCATCCAATAAATGGACGCCATCCACCTTTGAATAACGAGCCAGACGCAGCTTCAGCTTTGTTTATTTCTAATTGACCCATCAATGCTTGTTGGGCGTGGTTATCAGACATTGTAGCTATTTCGTGAGC